ATTTAAAATACTTGTTGGTATTGTTGGTTTGTCGCTTAAACTAGTATACGATCCAGTAGTTGCTACAGAAGCAAGAGTTGGTCTACCTGATAAGTCAGAATATGCTCCAGATGTAGCAACAGTAGCTAGCGAAGGAGTACCAGAAAGATCTGCGTATGCGCCCGATGTTGCTACAGTCGAAAGTGTCGGTTTGCCAGTTATATTAGTCCATGTTAAACTTGCTGATGTTATAAAACCAGCACCGTTAGTTAACTGGTTAGTGTTTGTAGGTATTGATGGTAGGTTTGTTAAATCGTTATAACTGCCAGTTACGGTTGTGCCGTTAACTGACAACGTATCTGTATTGATTGAATCTGATATAAAATCGCCTACTGTAAGATCTCTAGTAGTTGTATTGCCTCGAGTTAATACAGTGTCAATAGTATCAGTACCGCCGACTACAGCAACAGTAGTACTAACCCACGATCCGCTACCTGGATCCCATCCTATTACATCATTAATAGAAGTCCCGTCAACAATTCCTAAATCACTAATAGATGTTGGAATACTAAAACTATAAACTTCATCAAAGTTGTCATTGATGTCAGAGACAGCGTTTTGTAGTTTGTCCCAGGTTACTGGATGATTACCTGCGGTTATTATTTTCTTTGCCATTATGATCTTCCTACGACGATTTCAATTTTACCAATACTATCGCTGTCATAGTTTTCTAGAGCTTTACCAATTATAGTTCCTGGTGAAGCTACTGAACCTGCTGATACAGCAACACCTGCAATTCCGCTAGTGACAATTAAATCACCTTTCCTAATTTTTCCTACAACTTTACATGGTACACGTCCCTGTAGCGCAACGCATACTCTTGTGCCTTCTTGTTCTGAATTCATTACAAACGCAGGATCAGTTGAAACAACGCCGGCTACTCTTGTAGTAGCAGCTTCTTTAGACACAGTGACTTCTGCGTCTCCGCCAAACTCAACAACAGTACCTGGCTCGTATTCAACATCTGATGAATAAAACTCAGCCAAGTCAGCCCAGGTAGCACTCATTCTTGAACCTGAACTTACGTTCCAGAAACCTTGAATAGTTCCGTTAGTAAGAGCACCGCCGGTAGTAGTTGAAGCTAATGTACCGCCCTTGACATCAATGATACCGTTGGTAGATCCACCAGTGTCAGTAAATCGATGCTCTCTAGCAATATAACTTGTATATTGTCTTGCTGTGACATCACCGTTGTTAGCACGAATTGCCGCGCCGCCAGTACCGTTTCTTACCAATGTGTAGTAAGAATTTGTTGCGCCATCGTCAAGTACTCTAGTTAATACACTTTGAGTAGTGCTGTTGACTAGCATGTTTAAACCATCAGTTGATAGTATACCACCAGTAACTGTCGCAGAACCACTAGATATAATACTAGTTGAAGTTAGCGGACCAACAGATATGCCGCCATCTGACGCTGCTCGTTGTACAATATTTCCAGCAATGTTTGAAGAACTGTAAGCCACAGTGGTAAATTTATTTGGACCAGTACCTGTGGCTGTACGAACTACAGCGCCAACACTTGGAACCTCAGCACGACTTAGCCCATCGGCATCTTCAACAATGGTTCGAACATCTAGCGGCACCACAGGACCTGTCGGTAATCCTGTAGCAGGAATACCTCGACGTCCAAGCACCTTAGTAACAGTGCCAGCTAATGAAGCATCTGTAGCATCGTACACGCTTGGATCAATCCATGCTAGTTTGTTTCGCGATATACCTGTGGTAGTTGACACAGAATCTTTTAGTGCTAAGAATCCGTTGACTATAGTAAACTCAATATCTTTTGCCCCAGACAGCATACCATACAGTCTTACTTTTCCTGCACCGCTGATTACACCGCCACCAGATGTGTCAGCTGGAATATCAAAACTATTAGTTGAAACGTTTGAAATTTTCCAATCGCCATTAATTGCGGTAACAGTTGTTTCGCCACTGATTACAACTACATCTCCGTTGCTAAATCCGTGATTTGCTGCGGTAACCGTTGTTGATACTGTAGTGTTAGCAGTATACGCAGTTACCGTAAATCCATCTGCAGTAGTTGCCTTAACAGTGTTTAACGCTAATTTGTGTTGACCAATAGCAGCATCGTAATTAATATCTGCGTCAACAATAGTATTGTCGTTGATAGTTGCTGTTACAGTTGTTCCACTTCTTGTAAAAGTTAAGTAGCCGCCAACTGTTGCGTTAGTAAAGTTCGCTCCAGTGCCAGTAAACACTAATATATCTGCGTTGGATACACCGTATGTTGGCGATCCTGTTTCTGGCCTCCAACCAGCTGGCCCGTCTTCTAGGTTAGCCATCTTCATGAAGAATCTTGGAACAGCCTCTTCACCGCCAGCAATGCCTTGTGTTGGTGCTGGCAAGTTAAGTATTCGATTGTTGTCCATGTCCAAGTTGCCTTTCATAGACAACTCGCCGTTCAACGCCAAATATCCAGGACCAATTAAACCGTCTGTTACACGAACACCACCAACACCTGTTAGACCTAAACGTCTATCAATATATGTACGAACTGCGTTTTCAGTTGGTACTGCCTGTGAATCAGGTAATCCTGAACCACCTAACGAAGTGTCGTTTGAAAATTCAGAAATTTCTTGACCGTTACGTAATCTTAAACTGTCAATACCTCTTAGGTTGATGTTAGCATCTAATGTTACTTGACCAGTACCTTGATCAACAGCAAAGAAATCACCAACTCGGAAATTACCAGATTGGTCTGTGCTGACAAAGAACACACGTCCCTTGCCAACTTCAACTACTTGACTTTCAGCGTCAGGACTATTTGCCGCAGGACCAAAAATGTTATTTGGATAGTTTGTGTCGGCATATGAACCAGTACCAATATCTAAGAAGTCGTGCCCAGTTGCTCTCATAGTGGAGATGTTAACAGTAATGTCACCGACTGCTCCGGCTCGTATACCTGAGTTAAGTGTTAGGTTTCCATTACTGTCGTTAACTGAGTAAGTTAACCCGCCAACAACTCCAAATGAATCAACGCCACTGACAAACGCAGTATATCCAGTGCTGTCCACACCAGTTGTTAATGCTGAATTGTTGTATAGTCTAAAGTTAGTAACAGAAGTAACTGTAGCTGTAAGTGTGCCAGTATCAGTACTTAGACCTAGCAATGTTCCGCCTGTGGTAGCGGTAATACCAATAGTTGTTACTCCTACAGTGTGTATGATATATGTTTGCCCAGCAACAATGCCACCAAATGACACTCCTGAGAATCTAATATATTGTCCAACTGCTAGACCAACAACGCTGCTAACTGTAATAAAATCTGTGCCAGCATCTGTAGCTGTGGCAGTTATATTATAAGTCACTGGATCTACATAGTAGGTATTGTCATTAAGTTCTGTCATACCAACAATACTTGTAAATCTAACTCTTCTTCCAGCTCTTATATATTGATTGGTCGATGTTGTAACTACACAAGGGTTTGCTTGTGTGATTGCAGATACTGTAGCAGTTCTGTTAACTACTAATGGAGTTGTTAAGTTTCTAAAAGTTAAAACACCAAATGGGTTGTTGGCATTTGCTGAATTAAGTTCATACGATTCAATTTCGTATACAGAATCTTGATAACCAAATATATGTCCGCCAGTACTAATAGTACTGCCATCGTAGATCGCAGCACCATTGATTGGAAATACTACTCTTTGGCTATCAATAAATGACAGTGCCTGTATCGCAATTTGATCGTCACCAAGATTACCTGACCATGTTGGGACAACAAAACTAGTACTGCCTTCAAGCACAGGAAGATTAACATAATTGTAACCGTCTTTACTACCAACGATAACATCATCAGCTAACGCATCAACACCTTCGTACTGTTCAAAACTTAGTACACGAATTGTGTTTGTTCGATCTTCGTCAAAGATAAGAGCAGTGGATGGACGAGTAGCAACAATTTCTTCTTTGCCTTCTATAATTAATTCTTCGTTTTGTCGAACAATTACTGGTTTTCCGTTAGGGACGTCGATGGCTAAACCAGCTTGTCCAGTTACTAGAGCAAGTCCTAAAGAACAAACGCCAGTTGGCAAGTCTTGAGTACTAGCAGTATTGACAATGTAAGTTCTAAGGCCTAATCTTGCATTGCCACCAGGATCGCCAGTGTGATCAATGTCAACAAACGAACCACTTCTTGGCACGTATTGATAATTGGTAACATATATGGTTAGTTCGCCTTCTGTGTTAACAAGGTCTAACGCTAGGTTTTCATATACGTTGGCTGTTTGAACCAACGGAAATTTCAGTGTAACACTGTCTGGTACTTCGTTAGGATCAGCGCCTTCGGCTTTAAGACCAAATACTCCGTGTGCTGATGAACCGTTTAACGCACGAATTTGAGCACCGTTTAACGCATACATGGCTGTGTAACAGTAGTAGGTAAACATAGACACAGATTCAATCAATCCGTTGTTCATGGCAAAAATACCATAGCCCATGTCGTTAACCTGTGTAAAGTCGTTGCCTAACATTGACTTGTTACCAGCAGTACCAATAATAATCTTACCTCGGCCATTGCTGACAAAATCAATAACAGTAGTTTGTATGTCAGCTATTCCGTCGACTATTTCTAATCTAGCAGCTTGTAAATCAGAGTTTTGACCTGTGAGTGTTGGGTTGACTGTAGCAGTGGCAGCATCATAGTCGCTGTCAAATACATAGTCGATTAAGATATCAGACAGTACAACTGTTCTAGAACTTTCAGTTGCGGATGCTGCTGGATTTGATACATCTTGATTTAATAAATTACCTGCTGATTTTGTCCAGGATGTGTTGTCATTAACTACAATAAATCCAAGGATAGTTTTTAATCTGTTAAACGCAGCAACAGTTTCGTCCTCGTCCCCAGGAATTGTGCCGCCTGGTAACAATGCGCTGTAGTATGATTCTGCTGCGTTTTTGGTCATCGAATTGCCGCTGTACAAAATGTCATAGCACATAGCATCAATGATGTAACCAACATCTCTAGCACACGCAGACGAATCGTAACTGAATCCTGTAGTGAATGGAGCAATGTTTCCTGCTACTTGAACAGCAATCCAAGCTGTTATTTCAGCTTGGATAAATGCTCGGTTAGCAACAAGAATATTTTTAGCCTTAACTTTATTATCAGTTGGCGACATTGTCGTTGGCGTAGGGTATGTAATTACTGGAACAGCACTTAACCCGTCTTGTATAATGTCTCTAACTATTTGAATTTGATTACTAAAAGTAGTTCGAGCTGCTGAATAAGAACTACCTGGTATTAATTTTAATGCTTCTTCTTCAGTTTTAATCAACGCATTGATAGTTGCTGTTTTTTGATTAGTGGTAACTTCGGCAGCATATGAACGTAGATAAGCACGACCTGCGTTAACTGATTGATAGTTAGAGCCTAAAACAAAGTCATAGGCAGTGGCGTTTAATATTAAGCCAACATCCCTTGAACAATATGCTTCGTCGAACGGACCGGCAGTTGCTCCGTAGAATGGTGTGTCTAATACGCATTCGTACTGTGGATAGATTGGAGGAACATCAGCAGTGCTACCATCAGCAATTAATGTTTGAATATATTCGATAGCAGTGTCGATGTTTACATCAATTTCTGCTGCTGTTGATTCAGATGGTGTAAGACCTACATCAGTTTGTTGATCAAAACTTAAAGTGTGGGTAGTGCCAGTACCAATACTGGTAATGTTAATTTCAATAGATGTATTAACTTCTTTTTCTCTAGCAATAACTAACTCTAAACTATCAAACAACTGAACACGGTTGCCGTCTACTACAAAGGTATAATATACTCCATTGTTGATCAATGGCCCGTTAGTAGTTCCTAGCGACGTGCCTCCGCCATTAGAATATCTTACTCGTGAACCGTTGGTAAAACTATGTCCAGGAACAGTAATATTATTATTGGTAATATTAACATCGTTAGATGGGTTAAATGTTCTAGTAGTTCTTAAAATGGCTGGAGCATTACTTGCCACTATGTTCTGCATTAATGTTCTAGCATATTCTAACGCATCGAGTGTTTCGTCTACTTGATCAGGTGGAAATACTCGACCAGCTTGTCTAAAGTGACTGTGACCAACACGTAGTGAATTATTAAAATCACCAAAGATATCAATAGATACTGCGTCGACTGTAAATCCTGTGTCTCGTTTACAAAATGCTTCGTCGTAATCTAAACTAGGATATGTGGTGTTAATATAAGCAATTACTTCTGACTGTATTAATTCTTTGTTGGCCTGTAGTAATGTTTTTGCTGCATAGATATTGTCGCCACGTCTAACAATGTTTTCAATAAGATCAAAACATTTTATTAAAGTAGTTTCAGCAATATCACCATCTGTAATTGATGGAATAGTAGTTTGGACAACGTTGCCAATAGCAGACCATAAATTTTGATTAATTACAGCAACTGCTATTTCTTTAGCTTTAGCAATAGCATCTGCTGTTTCAGAAACTTGTCCAGCAACTACAGTTACTCCGTTATTAAAATATAAGCGACCTGCTTGGGTACTATTTAAATAACCGCCGTATAACACGTCTTGAACAACAGCGTCAACAATAAGACCTACGTCTCTATAACACTTGTCTTCGTTGTAGTCTAATGCTGGAAATTCACCGTTAATCCACGCAATAGTTTCAGCTTGAATAAACGCTCTATTTTGTTCTAGTAATACCTTAGCTCCAAAATATGCTGTTTCTTTTCTGTTTGCTAGAGTAATACGATATAATTCACCACCTAGAACAAACGAGTTAGGTAACTGTGGTTCTCGAATCAAACCACCAATAATAATTTTTTCTGTGCTTGTGCCTACACGACCTAACAATATACCTTCTAGGTTTCCTGAGAAGCCGTCAACAAACTGACCGCCAGCAAATTGTTTCTCGTTAATGCTTCGTGAAAAGCTAGTACCTGTTTGACAATATGGAGATTTAGAACCAATTTGACTGTTTGGATCTAAAACCATTGAGAAACCGCCATGCCCCTGTATTGTTAGGTTTCTAACAATAGTTGCGTCTCCGCATAAAAATACGTCCATCTCGTTGTTGTCTAATGGTCGACTAGAAAAGTCTAGTGGATCAGTTAGATACTGATAACCGTATTCGTAAGCAGCAGTTCTTAAGCCGTCAATTATAGTGTCTCTACGGAAATACAAACGTGCCCACGGGCTTTCGCTAACGCCTTGTTTTGGTCGAATAATCGCACGACGGAATTCGCTACCACGTAAAGATACGTTAGGAGGAATTCTTAATGGAAAATGTTCGTAAAAAATACCAGATTCAATTTCAATAGTGATCTGTATGTCTTTAACTGGCTCGCCATATTCTATAATTTCGTTAGTTTCAAAAACTCCGCTAATTAATTCTATGTCAAATATTTCTCGACCAAACGAATCTCTAGCACCACTGTGACTAATAATTTTAGCAACTGCTCTTGAGTTTAAACCTCGTAGACATTGACCTTCTCTAAGATCGTCTTCAAAGTCTGTGCCTTTATTTTCTGTTTCTAATAACAATCTAGGTAAGAATATGTTAACGTTAGGAATAGCATCGTAGCCTACTCCACCTCTTGAAATTGTAACTTCTTTGATTTCGCCGCCAATTTCTGTAACATACGCTTCTGTGCCACCACCAGTTAATCCTGTCGGGGTAACAATTACGGAAGCGCCTGATCCGTATCCGCTGCCGCTGTCAGTTACAATAATGCTAGTAACTGTAAATCTTGCGGAAATTCTAGCAGGTCCTGAACCACTACCACCAACTAGCACAATTTCGTCGAGGTCGTCTGGTAACAAGGTATATACACCTTGATCAACAATTGCCACTTGAGTTATACTGCCAGCAAAGTCTTTGGCAACAACTCTAACAACTGCTGGAACAATAGCAGCGCCGCCGCTAATACCAAGTTCATCACCAATTTCGTAACCAGTACCGCCCGCAAATATAGATATCTCTGTATTTGGATCAAGGCCTAATCTTGCTTCAGCAGTAGCACCCGTTCCGCTTAACGGAGATTCGATGATGTTTGATAACGTACATTCTTCAGTACCATTATTAAATGTTAATATTTTTTGATATGGACCTAGTTCAATCGGTGCTTCGTTGACTAATTGTTCTGCAAGTTCGCAAGCACGTTGGACACTTCTAAACGCTGTAGACCAAAAACGACCTTTTGCGCTTTCTGGAATATCTGTACGAAAGTCTTGACCGTTGGTTGTAACATAAATGTTTGTTATACTACTAAATGTTTTAGAATCGACATATGCTTTAGTTGAAGCAACAAGGCCGCCGTAGTTAACATCGTCCGAATCAATAGGATTTCTAGCTAGTACCAGAGGACCAGTCATTGTGCCCCAGTCAGGTGTAATTGAACCTGTTTCTGGATTTATAGCATCTACACCTGCTAGACTTAATTTAGTATCAACGTACCCTTTAGTAGCAGCATCAGTGTCAACTGAAGCTGGTGAAAGATTGGTTAATCGTTTAAAATTGGCATTTAGATTGGCAGCTAGGGTTGGAGATCCGTCGTTGATCAGAGCAGAAGCTAACGAACTAAAACTGATAACACCTGGAATATTTTGGTTGATAACAATAGTATCATCGCCAACAAGTTCTTTAAAAACAATTTCTTCAGTGTCGCCGTCAACAACTAAAACTTTATTTGTATCAGTGGTTTTGTATTCGGTTGTTCTTAGACCTGCGTTCTTTTCACTTTTTAAAACGTCATCTAAACCAATGAAGCTTAGTGCTCCTTCTTGGCCTAAAACCGCATATAATTCTTGGAAGTTCTCGTTGACTTTTTTAAACGAGTCGCGAATACTATCGCCGGTACCGTCGTTGCCTTCAACGCCGATGTTAATTTCTTTTCTTGACATTCTAGATACTCCGAATAAGTAGACCCTTACTGAAATATTTAGCCCAAAATTTTATAAGCCGAATGTAAATACTTGATGTTTATACGTCAAGAAACACAAACTATCGAGTATGTTCGTACCAGTAAACTAGGTAAAGAACATACATATAAAAGGAATAAAACTGTAGCAGTGTTTCGTTGTGATAACTGCGACAACGGGTTTGAACGTGATTTAAAAAATATAGATCACAGAAGATTGAGTAACAACTATTTTCATGTATGCTCAAATTGTGATGCTAAACGATTTGGTCAAAAACGTGCGGTAGAAAAGAAAAAAATATGGGATATGCCGGCAAGCAGTACCTTGCCTATAAACAAGTATTAAACTGTAAAACTCTCGCCGCAGCCACAGCGAGCTTTTTCATTGGGATTTTTAAAATCAAATCCCTCATTGAGTCCATTGCGAACCCAATCCATTTCAACGCCATCTACGTAAACCAAACTTTTAGGATCTATAAAAACATGTATGCCGTGGCTGACAAAACTCATGTCTTCTAGCCCAGGTCTGTCTACAAATTCTAGTACATAAGATAAACCAGAACAACCTGTAGTTTTTACACTAATACGAACTCCTAGACCTGCCCCTCTTTGTTCTAATTGCTTTTTAACTTTGTTTGCTGCTAGTTCAGTTAATGTGATCATGCTTGCTTTTATAATCTTTTATTGCTGCTTTGATAGCATCTTCTGCCAAAATTGAACAGTGGATCTTAACGGGCGGTAGCGCAAGTTCAGTAGCGATATCTGCGTTCTTGATAGTATCTGCCTGGTCAAGTGTCTTGCCCTTGAGCCATTCTGTACAGAGACTAGAGCTAGCAATAGCACTGCCGCAACCATAGGTTTTAAATTTTGCATCTTCAATAATGCCCTCTTTATTGACCTTAATTTGTAATTTCATTACGTCGCCGCAAGCAGGCGCACCGACCATGCCTGTGCCAACGTTGTTATCAGTTTTATCAAAGCTACCAACGTTGCGAGGGTTCTCGTAATGGTCTAACACTTTGTCTGAATATGCCATAAATTACTTTTTAAAAAAACCTAATACTTTTGCTTGGATGCTTTTAGCAAATTCAGGTTGCGGAAAATTCCACCCTACAAATGCTCCTAGTACTAACCAAAATAATGTTTCTAACATTTTTATTCTCCTTTTAATTACCTTACATTTGTATTTACTAAATATCCCATAAGGAGATTTATTATGTTGAAATTATTAGCTAAACTTTTTGGCAGTAAAAAACCAGAACAGGCTGAAGCACCGTATAAAATTGAAACACCTGTGCCAACACCAACAGCTGAAAAAGCCAGTGAGGCCATGGTTGAATCTGTAGCACCAGCAGCCAAAAAGCCAGCAGCCAAAAAGCCAGCAGCTAAAAAGCCTGCTACTCCAAAAAAATCAACTCCTCGCAAATCAAAGCCCAAGGCTTAATGCCTGTTGATATAAAGCAAAGCTGGCTAAATTTTTAGCCTTACTTTCGCACATAATATCACAGCGGTCTCTAAAACTCAGTGCCCATTCATTTGCTGCTGTATTCCAGTAGAAGTTTGAATGAGCTCTGAGTTTTGCTTTCTTATGACCAGACTCTAAGAGGGCCTGAAGAGAGGGACGGGTATGGACGGGATGTTCTCCAAGTATATCTTCCCTAGAAACAGAGTAGTGTATGACAGGCCGAACACCGCGCCAACTATCACCAATCCTTTTAACACGGTCGTCAGATGCTTCAATATATTCTCCAGTTTTAATCCAATGATGATGTATGTCCAATACAAGTGCGCAGTCATTAACTAACTCGAGGCTATGTTCAATGCCCCAGGTCATTTCGTCGTTTTCGATAGTTAGTGTATTACGTGCTTCGGGGGTCATCCGTGCCAAAGCACTGCGGATACCGGCTGGACCTTGCCGGCCTGCGATATGAACATTAATTTTAAAGTCTTGAAACGTTTGACCGTATCCCATCCAGCGAGCCATGTCCACATGATATTCAAACTCCTCAATTGATCGATTTACAATGTCCGGATTATCAGAAGCCAACACGCAAAACTGGCCAGGATGAAAACTGAGGCGAACATTATTCTGGCGAGCCAAATTGCCAACTTTGAGAAACTCTCTTTCGCAATAGGCTCGTATATTGGGATCCCGCCAAAACCGGCCCCAAGTAGGCTCAGTGTACACAGGAAGAATATCGCTGCTGAGTCGTACCATTCTAAGACTTTCATCTTGTTCTCCTACTAGAGCAACAAGTTTGCGGCATGCCTCAATGTTCTGTGCCATTAAGTCCCATAACTTTTGTTCCGCAACGTCCCTAGTCTGTCTATTTAACCAGGCCACAGTGGTACTACCTGTGTTATACTGTTTACAATTATCCTTTTGTTTTATACCATTTATTTGACTAGGTCCGTCAATCCATTTACAAGCAAAGCCTATGCGTTTGGTCATTTTTTACTTTCTGCCTCGATTACTCGCTGGCGTAGTTCTGTTGTAGAAAAGCTGTGACGCCGTTTGTTAAAATAAAATTCCATTTCGATATCTTCGCCGGTGAACTGCTTGTTAGCATATTCTTCACCTAATATTCTAATGTCAATAGGATAAGAAAGCAAGATATCTTGTAACTCTTTCTCTGTAGCATATACTACGATTTCGTCTACATACTTACAGGCTTCTAATTGAACATATCTTTCAAATACACTCTGAACTGGATAATTTTTAAATGGACGATCGATTGTAGGATCTGTTTGTAGTCCTACTATCAAATAGTCGCATTGTGCCTTTGCTTCTTTTAGCATCATGATATGACCTGCGTGAAACAGATCAAAAGTCGAGCAAGTAAAACCGATACGTTTAGTCATAGTCTTATTATACACTCAGTCTGTAAAAAAAGCAATATATAATGTATGATATTTGATTCATTCCGACAACACGGGGCACTAAACAGTCCTCCAATATTCCATGCTTTTGAGCAGGGCCTAATTAAATTAGGGCATACAATATCTAACCAACCTATGAATGGTGATGCTGCTATAATTTGGTCTGTGCTTTGGCATGGTAGAATGAAACCAAATCAAACTGTTTGGAAACATTATCGTTCTCAAAACAAACCAGTAATAGTTTTAGAAGTAAGTTGTCTTAGAAGGGATCACACTTGGAAAATTGGAATCAACGGAATTAACTTAGGTTCCTACTTTGTGCCACTGACTGTTGATAATTTTAGAGCAAACCAATTATCATTAAATTTAAAACCTTGGCGAACACAAGGCGAACACATAATTATTTGTTCACAACACGGCCTTAGTCATCAGTGGAGAGATCAACCATCAATGGATCAATGGGTTAAAGGCACTGTTGATGCTGTGCGTCAGTATACTGATCGTCCAATTATTCTAAGACCGCATCCGCGATTTCCTGTCAACATAACACGTTCGGATATCAAAGTAAGCAGAGTATCTTTTAAGCAAGATCTAATAAATGCGTGGGCAGTGATTAATTGGAACAGCAATCCGGGAGTAGAATCTATTATAGAAGGTATTCCTAGTTTTGTTGGTCCGGAGAGTTTGGCAAAGCCAGTTGCCAATTTAAATTTAGATCAAATTAATAATCCTGCTATGCCCGATAGAACTCGGTGGTTAAATGAGCTAGCATGGACTGAATGGACTACTGAAGAAATGGCAAATGGCATTCCGCAGAAGTTATTAGTGGATCATCTCCAGTTAGCAACTATCACTGGATCTTGAACCGCGTGGACTGGCGGGTTGCCATGAAACGCCAATACTGCGCAACCATTTGGTATTTCGGGATCTCTTACTGCTTTAAAAAAACTGTTACGACCAAGACCTGCTAGTTCGTCCCTAGAACGCACTTCCCATTTATAACTGCGTATCCATGGCTCAGGAAAAAATTTTATTTCTCCACCATACACACTCCAAACCCAATCTTGATCACCGTGATACTTACGTGCCAAATTCCAATTGCTTTCTAATTTTTCCCATATATCAAAATATTTGTTAGCAGGCCAACGCATAACAGCACTGCCTAATTTTTGATAACCTGGTCGAAATACTCGACCAACATCTTGTAGTCCTACAAATTGTTCTGGAAGATACGAAACAAAATGATCAATGTTGCTGACGACAACCATGTCAAGATCAAAATACAAAATAGTATCTCCGTTGGGAAAATGACCTCTTTTAAAAATATAAGGTTTGAACCACCATCCTTCTAATGGGATATTAGGTAAATCAATGACATTAATGTTGTCGTTGAGATTTTCTCTATTTTCAGTAAAACATGTAAACTTATAAGGCACAGTGAGATGCCTCTGAATCATATTGTAGAGTTTGTTAACATAGTCGGAACTGTATTTGGTTCCGTGTTTTAGGCAAACAACATTTAACATTACCAGTGTCTTATCACATTTGCTATAATAAACAGACAGGTAATAACATGAATTATCACCCAAAAAGTTTTAAGGAATAATGCTATCCTTGCTTCACG